TGGAAAGACCGTGCAGGAGATTGAGTTCTGCCACTTGGCAGCAGAATATAGCGGCGGTCGTGCGTTGATCGTATTACCGCTTGGAGTAAAGCAGGAGTTCACGCATGACGCGGTGGAAGTGCTTGAATATGAGAAGCCAGAGTATTGCCGGACAATGGAAGAAGTGGAGCAGAGCACAAGCCAGATTGTATTGACGAATTACGAGCGTGTCAGGGATGGCGATATCAGACCGGATTATTTCGCGGCAACGTCGCTTGATGAAGCGAGTGTGCTTAGAAGCTTCGGAAGCAAGACGTATCAGACGTTCTTGGATAAGTTTAAGAACGTACCGTATAAGTTAGTAGCCACTGCCACGCCATCGCCGAACAAGTACAAGGAGCTGATCCATTATGCCGGATATCTGGAAGTGATGGATACCGGGCAGGCACTGACCCGATTCTTTCAGCGCGACAGTACGAAAGCAAACAACCTGACGTTGTACCAAAACATGGAGGATGAATTTTGGTTATGGGTAAGCAGTTGGGCACTGTTCGTCACGAAGCCTTCAGATCTCAATCCTGATTATTCAAATGAAGGATATGATTTGCCACCGCTTGACGTGAGATGGCATGAACTGCCGGTACATTACGGAGATACCGCAGATAAAGACGGACAGATGCAATTATTCCAAGAAGCTGCAGAGGGATTGAAAGAGGCGGCAGCTGTCAAGAGAGATAGCATTGGCAAACGTGTGCAGGAGATGAAACGCATCGTTGAAGCGTCACCGGATGATCATTTTCTTTTATGGCACGATCTGGAGAATGAACGGCATGCAATCAAGAAAGCACTGCCGGATGTGGTGGATATTTACGGATCTATGGATTATGATCTGCGCGAGCAGAGGGTTATTGACTTCTCGAATGGACGGACAAAGTTATTTGCCACAAAGAAATCATTATCCGGATCCGGATGTAATTTTCAGAGACATTGTCACCGGGAGATATTCCTCGGGATCGACTATGAGTTTAATGATTTTATCCAGGCGGTACATCGGTGTTATCGATTTTTACAGAAAGAACCGGTTGTGATCGACATTATTTACATGGAGAACGAGCGGCAGATCAAGGAAGCATTGCTTGAAAAATGGAAGAATCACAATCACATGGTCGCGAAAATGATCGAGATTGTAAAAAAGTATGGTCTTAATTCGGAGAATAAGGCGCAGCGGTTAGAAAGGAAGATGGGCGTGGAAGGTAGCAGAGAAGAAAGAACAGTAAGAGGAAACCATTATGAAGCGGTATATGGGGATTGTGTAGAGGAAACTCGAGCAATGGAAACGAACAGCATTGATCTGATACATACATCCATTCCGTTCGGTAATCATTACGAGTACAGTGCCAATTATAACGATTTCGGGCATAATCAGAACACGGACCGGTTCTTTGAACAGATGGACTTCCTCACACCGGAACTGCTTCGAGTGTTAAAGCCGGGGCGCGTGGCTGCAATCCATGTCAAGGACCGTGTGTTATTTGGAAATGTGACAGGAACAGGATTTCCTACAATGGAACCGTTTCATGCAGAATGCATCAGACACTATACAAAGCATGGATTTCTCTATTTTGGAATGATAACGGTGGTAACAGATGTTGTAAGGGAAAACAACCAGACTTATAGATTGGGATGGTCGGATTGTTGCAAAGACGGAACCAAGATGGGGGTAGGCTGTCCAGAATACATCTTGCTCTTTAGGAAACAACAGACAGACCATTCAAAAGGCTTTGCGGATGAAAGAGTATCAAAATCAAAAGAAGAATACACGCGTGCGCAATGGCAGATTGATGCACATGGTTATTGGAGATCATCCGGTGACAGGCTGGTAAGTAAAGAAGAGTTGAAAGAGTTTCCGGTGGATAGCTTACAGCAGGTGTACAGGGAGTACAGCCGCGGCAGCGTATACAACTATGGGGATCATGTGAAACTTGCGGAAGATCTGGACAAGGACGGGAAACTACCGGCAACATTTATGGTCGTTGCTCCGGGATCGTGGAATCAGCTGGAAGTGTGGGACGACATCAACCGGATGCGAACCCTTAATACAACGCAGAGCCGGAAACGTGCACAGATGCACGTATGCCCGCTACAGCTGGATATTGTGGAGAGAATCATCAACAGGTACAGCAATGAGGGCGATACGGTCTATGATCCGTTTGGTGGACTTATGACAGTACCAATGACAGCGGTTAAAATGCACCGGAACGGTAAGGGATGTGAATTGAATCCGGATTACTTCCGGGATGGTGTTGGATATCTGCAGGCGGCGGAAAATGAGGTGGACGAGCCTACACTGTTTGATTTTATGGGGATGCAATCATGAAAGAAGAAACGCCAGAGAAAATAGTAAAATCATATTGCCAGCATATCCGTGAAGAAATATCACATTGGAAGGATATAAACCAGAATGGGTGCAGTGATCCGTTCTGGTCGGATGGATGCAATATGAATCTGACACGGAATCATATCATTTATTATCAGTCAAAGATCCGCGAGGCCTGCACAGAAAATCAGTTGCCATTACCGGAGGAATGTTATTTATCCATACCGCCGGAAGTGGACAATAATTATATGGCAAATCTTAAGCAGAAACCACGGGTGGAGAGATTATGCCAGTTGGGAAGAATCACAACCGGACACACTTATCAGTACGATGAGAACCAGATGAGTTTATTTTGAGCAGACCGGACAGCTCCGGTTTGCATGAGGTCAAACAGCTATAGCTCCGCCAGCAGTAATGCGGCGGGGCGGAAAGAGAGGATAAATAGATGGAGAAATTTTTTACAATTAACAAAGACAGTGATTTTTATAAAGCATATGTACAGTATCAGAAAGATGTAAAAGCGAATGCGCAGGCATTTAAGAAATTTTCGGAGGAACACGGGATTGAGTCGACGCAATATATTCCAGACGATAGAGCGGTAATAATTATTCCAACTGAAAATGATTTGCAGAAATTTCAGGGTATGTTTACAAAAAATAAATTATATTACGAAAACGGTGTTAGACGTTTCAGAGCAAACTGTCAAATTACCAAGGATTGGCTTGAGATTGCAAAGACGGTACCAAAGCCGAAAAAACCGAATTACTTCTGCTACGGAATGAGATTTTGTGGGAAATATAGCACAAGGTGCTTTATGATCGGCGATGTTTTATATGGTTCGGCGGAGAATGTAGAAGTAAAGCTACTCGACTTTATGACAGAAATTAAAGCGAGCGAGTTTTATAAGGCAATCGAGGAAGAAGAGAGCAGAGAAAAGGAGCAGTTATGAAAAAGAAAATTTTAGCAGCAATTTTAGCAGCAACACTCTTGATCGCCGGATGCAGTGACATGGCAAACGTCAGCGCAGGGCAGGATAATACGATGGTATTGGTAGAAGGTTGGCGGGATTACGGTATCTATGCGGACAAAGACACAGGCGTAATGTATCTGGTGTATCAGCGGAATGGTACCGGATGTACCGTTATGCTCAATGCAGACGGGACACCGAAGATCTGGCAGGGAGAAAAATAGGAAAAGAAAGTTTGAAAGGGGGAATGTACTTGGATGAAAAAGAGATATACGAAATCTGCCAGAGCGTGGACAGCTTCATTGCTGCGGAGCTGACGGAATCCATCGTGCGCGGCACCAGCTACGATATGCTGGAGGCCCACTACGGCATTCTCCCAATCAGCAGGAGGGGATTTTATCGGAGACGCGGAACAGCGCAGCGACTTATGCGGCGAATGGAGATGATGCGCGGGAAATTTTTGTATAAAAAAATTGTAGTATATCGACAATTGAAAATTGTTGTTACTTTTTGCCAAATTGTGAGTTATAATTATAAAATAAAGCAAAGGAGCGGATGATTATGGGAAAAGAAAAAGTAATAGCATTGTTCAATAATAAAGGTGGCGTAAGTAAGACTACAACGGTTTTCAATCTAGGATGGATGCTTGCGAAAATGGGAAAACGAACGCTACTCATAGACAGTGATCCACAATGTAATCTGACAGGAGTTTGTGTAAATTCTTCCAAAGAAGCAAAATTAGAGGAATTATACAAATCTGGTATATCGACTATTAAGTCTGGATTAGAACCTGTATTTGGCGGAAACTTAGAACCAATTTCACCTGCACGATGTTATAAATTTGAAGAAAATAGCAATCTGTTCCTAGTGCCAGGTCATATACAGTTTTCTGAATTTGATACGACCTATAATATTGCGGAAACAATGACAGGAAGTTTAAATATGCTAAAAAATGTTCCGGGAGCGTTTAGGAAACTAATCGTGTTAACGTCTGAAGAATATGATATAGACTATGTTTTGGTAGATATGAGCCCGAGCATATCTGCAACGAATGCTAATATTCTTATGCAGAGTGATTATTTTATTGTTCCATGTGCTCCAGATTATTTTTGCTATATGGCCGTTGAATCGTTAGTGTCAATTTTCCCAAGATGGTGTAATACATATGAAAAGATGAAGCAAAATGATGTGTTTAAAAGTGCATCATATAAAATGAAAGAGACACCGCCTATTTTTCTTGGAACAATTCAACAGAGATATAGACCTAGAAACGGTGGTCCAGCTAGAGCCTTTGCAGAGTGGATAAAAGATATAAATTCGCTTGTTTGTGAAAAATTGATGCCGGTGTTAAAAACTCAGAATATGGCATTTATGGGTAAAGAATATAATATTTGCGATGAGCCATATAATATAATTAACATTGCAGATTTTAATAGTCTTATTGCCCAATCGCAAGAACATAATACACCTGTATTTTTGTTAACAAAGGAGCAGATCAAACAGACAGGAGTAATATGGGATACTATGAAAAAAAGTAGGGATGATTTTTATGATACATTTGAAGAACTTGCAAGAAGAATTATTCTGATGACTAGTGAGAATTAACAATAGCAATAATTTGACTCACACACATGTTCTATTGTATAATAATCGCATAAAACAGCGCCATAGAGCCGAATATATGAGACTATGATAAGTTTCGTGTATTCGGCTCTTTTTTATTTTGCAGAGAGGAAGTGAGAAGTTGGCAGCAAGGAAAAATCCATTGGCTGATAAAGCGTATGAACTGTATAAGAGCGGCATGAAGCTGGTAGACATTGCTGACCAGCTGAATTGCTCCGCGGCTACGATCCGTACATGGAAGAATCGCTATCGGTGGGATGATAACGAAAGTGAAACGTTTCAAAAAAAGAGTGAAACGAAACGCAACGTTTCAAAGAAGAAAGTTAGAAGTGAAACAGCCTTAGATGATGGCACGCGAGAGACATTGCAGAACGATGACCTTACACCGGAACAGCAGATGTTTTGCATCTATTACAGTAAGACGTTCAATGCGGCGCAGAGTTACCAGAAAGCATATGGATGCACATACGAGTCAGCATTGCGTGCGGGACCTAGATTGTTGGGAAATGTTGTGGTAAAGGAAGAAATCGAGCGTCTGAAAGAAATCAAGCGCCAGCAGATCATAGCCACGGAGGAAGATTTTGTGGAGATTCAGATGCGAATAGCCTTTGCGGATATTGGCGATTATCTGTCGTTTGGCAGGGAAAAGGTAGATGTTATGGGCGCCTTTGGACCAGTAAAGGATTCTGAGACGGGGGAGACACTGAAAAAAGAAGTCAATTCTGTCAAGCTGAATGAATCGTACAAAGTAGACACCCAAATTATACAAGAAGTAAAGCAGGGGAAAGACGGTGTGTCTCTTAAGCTGGCAGATAAGCAAAAGGCGTATGACTGGCTGACAAAATACTTCCTCATGCACCCAGATGATAAATATAAGGCTGAATTTGATAAAAAGCGCGCAGAGGTTAAGGATGACTCGGCAGAGCAGATCCTTGAAAATATGCAAACCATTACGGATATTCTGCGGCACCCGGTCGCAAACCGGAGTATAGATGATTTTGAGGAGGTGCAGGATCATGAATAAACCGGCACCACTCAGTCAGAGACAGTACGAATATTTCCTGCGGTGTTTTGACAGCTGGCTCAACGTGGCGGAGGGCGGTAAACGAGGGGGAAAGAACGTACTTGCAACGCTGATCTTCTGTTCACTTCTGGAAACCCATAAAAATAAAATTCATCTGGTAGCCGGAGTGTCTAATGCCACTGCAAAGCTGAATATCCTGGACTGCGATGGATACGGACTGCTAAATTACTTTGAGGGAAGATGCCGCGAGGGAAAGTATAAGGACCGTGACTGCGTGTATGTGCAGACCAAGACGGGCGAAAAGGTGATCCTGGTATCCGGCGGCGGTAAGGATGGAGATGAGAAGCTGATAAAGGGTAATACCTACGGGATGGCGTATGTGACCGAAGCGAATGAATGCCATCCGAAGTTTCTGAAAGAGGTATTCGACCGTACACTTTCCAGTTCCGACCGTAAGATATTTCACGACCTCAACCCGAAAGAGGAAGAACACTGGTATTACACGGAGATCCTCAAGTTCCACGAGGAACGGCAGGAAAAGAATCCTGATTATGGATATAACTACGGACATTTCACTTTGGCAGATAACATGAGCATGACAGACGAGCAGATCCGGAAAGTGTTAAACACCTATCAGAAAGGTACAGTGTGGTACAGGCGAGATATTAAAGGCGAACGCGCTGTTGCAGAGGGAATTATCTTCCGGAAGTTTGCGGAGAACAACGAACCATATTTGTATGATGAGGATACGGATCCTTTGTTTGCCAGGGACATAAAAGGAAAATTGATACACAGACCATCCAAAATCACAATGGGCGTTGACTTTGGTGGCAATGGGTCCATGACAACGTTCGTATTAAAGCTTTTCTTCAATGGCTATCACGATTTGCGGAGTGCCGAGGAAGCAAACCTGGAACTGTCACCAGACATTGATGCAGAAGCGATATGCAGTAAGTTCATAAAGTTTTATAAATACTGCATGGAAAAATATGGTTTTATTGACTGGGTATTCCCGGACAGTGCCAGCACCACGATGATAAACAGTCTGCGGAGTGCTGCGAGAAAAGAAGGACTGCCATACCGACATATTAAAGGATGTCGGAAAAATGAAGTATCAGACAGACCAAGGACATACGATATGCTGATGAATACTGGCAGATGGAAGGTGAACCGGAAGTGCTCAAAGCTTCGGAGCGCAATCGGGAAGTTGAAATGGGATCCGGATCACCCAGACAGACCGGAGGATAAGAATATCGGAAACTGTAACGACTGGTGGGACGCGGAAAATTATACAATTTTGGATTTTATTGAATGTGTTGACCTGGATAGATAGGAGTGTGGATTATGGAAAATTTTGTGGAAACATATTTAAAGGGAAAGGGCTACAATGTGAACAGCAAAGCGCAGGTAGTGATTAAGGAATGTGATAATTGGTACGCAAATCGTGTGATTGAAGATTTCCACGAGCGTACCACGGTGCACGGTACTCCGTATCAGCTGAACCGGATGGGATTTGCAAAAAGATGTTGCGCGGACGACGCAAATTTATGTGAGATAGCAGAGGTAAACGGAGGGAACAACGAAGAGCAGCATGAGTATCTGGTGGATATTCTGGCACAGAATCGCTTTCTCCCTATGTTCCGTAAGCAGATTGAGAGTGTATCCGCCAAAGGAACGGCGGCTTGCTATGTGCGGTTGGACAATGCGGATATTATGTCCGACAATACGGTGCGTGGTGGAAACATCCGGCTGAATTATGTGTCTGCGGAAAATTTTATTCCACTCACAGTTGAGAATGATGAGGTGACGGAAGCTGCGGTTGCGGGAACAGGACTGGTCGGCGGAAAAGTGAGGACGACAGTTGTTGACTTTGTGAAGGACGAGCACGGCAACTATGTTTCGGAAACGAATGTTTTTGACGAATATGGCACGCCGCTTCCGGATATGACCACGGTGGTGCAGCTTGGCAGTGTAAAGCCGTTCGCTGTCCTGCGGAATGCCGAGGTTAATAATATCGATCACATGATGGGATATGGATATCCGAAGGTCTATGGGGCAATCGGAATCCTTAAAGCTGTGGATCTGTGCTTTAATGTGCTGTTCGGGGATTTGGACAAGGCAGATAAGCTGGTACTGGTCAACGAACTGTTGTGCAAATTTGACGAGGCCGGGAATCCCATCACTCCTAATGAGCAGGTTAAGAAAACGTTTGTTCTGCTGGGAGGTGAAAAACTTCCAGACCAGAAAGAACTGGTACAGGAGATCAATCCGGAAATCAGAGTGGATTCCATCACAAAGTCCTTTGAGCTGTGTCTGTCTCTGCTTTCGTCCATGTTCGGTTATGGGACGAAGAAATACAGCTTTGAAAATGGGCAGATTAAGACCGCAACGGAGTACGCCGGGGAGCGGCAGGATGCCATGCAGGAGTTAAACAAACAGCGCACCGAAGCGGAGAACTATGTCAGGGATATTTGCAAGGCAGTGCTGTGGTTCTCCAATACGTTCCAGGGGACAAATTGGGACTTGGATGAGGAGATCACGGTGGATTTTGATGATTCGTATGTAACCGACCGCCAGAGCGAACTTGAGAGCAAGCGTGCGGATGCATTGTCATTCCGGGAGATCCCGATGCTGACCATCTGGTATCTGATGGACCGCTATCAGCTTTCAGAGAAAGAAGCTACGAAATATTACCAGGAGGGACAGGCAGATCCGGACACAGATGATGAAACGGAGGATTAAGGCATGGCATTGACAGACGAACAGCTGGAATTGCTCGGGAACAGGCTTGTACCACTATATCAAGAACTGGAGCAGGATGTGATCGCGGATATTGCACGCCGGGTGAAAAAGACCGGGCGGTATACAGAGACAGCCGAGCTGATGGCAAGGGCATTGATGGAACAGGGGTATTCTCCGGCGAGAATTCAGCGTGAGGTTATGAAAGTCCTGCGTGCTGACAAAGAGTATCAGATGGCAGTGGCAGAGCATACCAAAGAGTATAAACAGTATGTGGCAAGCGAGATCTCCAGAGTGGTGGCGGAAGCTAAGGAGCGAGGGAATGACATTGTGGCGGATGCCGGAAATATGGCTTTTAATGCGGATCTGTCTATGTGGGAGCAGGCGGGAAAAAGTCTGTCCCAGCCATCCGGGTTCCATCAGCTTGTAGATGCAATGGCATTACAAACGAACGGCGAACTCAAAAATCTAACGAAATCTCTCGGCTTTAAGAATATTGGATTTACGGCGCTTGAAAATGTATATCAGCATCAGCTTGACCTTGGGCTGATAAAGCTGACCAGTGGGGCGTATAGCTGGCAGCGGGTAGTGGATGACTGTGTGCGGGAACTGGCACAGAGCGGACTGCGGACGATCGACTATAAGAGTGGCAGGAGCATGCAACTTGATACTGCGGTCAGGAATTGTATCCGCACAGCATCCGGTCAGCTTGCCGGGAAAGTAACCATGCTGAATATGGACTCGACGGGAGAAAGCCTTGTGGAAGTGTCGCAACACTGGGGTGCGCGGTCGGACGGGTCCTGCGGTCACAGCGATCATGCTTACTGGCAGGGCAAAGTATACACTACAGATCGGAGCGGTCACAGGGCGGAATCAAGGCGGCTTGGGTATCCTATCCGCAATCTGGAGGACGCTACCGGATATCCGTCTGATCCGCTTGGACTGTGTGGGTATAACTGCCGTCACAGCTTCTATGTATTTTTCGAGGGGATATCAGAACCGAACCAATGGAATCCGGAGCCTGCGCCTGTCACGGTAAATGGCAGAGATTATGACTATTACCACGCAACACAACGGCAGCGGCAGATGGAACGTCAGATTAGAGCAACCAAGAGGGAGATTGAAGCACAGAAAGCGCTTGGCGGAGACACAAAGGAGCTGCAAAGCAAGCTTCGGAAGCAGACGGAGGACTATAAGCGATTCAGTGCAGAAGTGGGGATCAGACCGAAGAATGAACGACTGAAAGTTGTGGGCGGTACTTCGAGTTTAAGTAGAAAAACACTACTTGAAAATATGCGCGGAAGTAGTACAATTAAGATGAATCTACAGCATTTTGCGAAGATTCCAGAAGAGAAACTAACTGCGTATGCTTTAAATCCGGAAAAATCACCAGAAAAGGCAAGAGCTTTTCGTGATGCACTTGGATATACAATAGATAATTACGAAGATTTATTGAAGAACATTAAATCGCATATCAACGAGGAGCATTTTGTGGAGAAGGGCGATAATGGATATGGTATGCGATATGAGTATATCATGAATATTACTGGAGCAAATGGGAAAAATGCGAATGTATTGACTGCATGGATTCAAGATGGCGAAGAAAAAAGACTGACGAGTATTTATGTAACAAAAAAGAGGGTGACAGAATGAAAATAGAACAGTATGACAGGGTTTTACTGAAAAACGGATGTGAAGCATCTATCGTTGAGGTGTTTGAGCCGGGAAAAATTTTTCTCGCAGATGTAGACAGAAACGGTGATACGGACACGGAAGAACTGAAGGTAGAAGACATCAAAAGGGTATTGTAGAAATATTTTGACTAAATAGAACGTGTGTGCTATACTATACGGTGGGGTGAGAAAGTGAAGCACACCTATTCGTGGCAGAGTTGCCCGATATGTGGGAATCCCAAAGCTTACAGAGTGCGGGATGACACAAAAGCAGAGCGTTTCCCGGTGTACTGTAAGCGGTGCAAACAGGAAAGCTTAATAACAATAGCGCCTAAGAGCCGAATAATGAGTTTCTAAGAGATTAGAGATTCGTTGTCCGGCTCTTTTTTGCGTTTACAATCTTTATCGCAGAAAATGCGATTCACAAATCATTTTAGGAGGACGCATGAAGAACATTTTTGAAATCATGAAGGAATATGGCTTGGAAGTTCCGGCTGACAAACAGAAAGACTTTGAAAAAGCCGTTCTGGAAAACTATAAGACTGTGACCGACTACAACAACCAGACTAAAAAGCTGGCTGCCGCCAATGAGAAAATCAAGGCGAGTGACGTAGCTACCGAAGAGCTGAAGAAAAAGTTGGAAGACTTTGGAGATGCGGATGTGTCTGCATTGAAGCAGCAGATCACAGATCTGGAGGAGGAAAAGAAAAAGATCGAGACGGATTACCAGGGAAAACTGGCGGATCGTGATTTTTCCGATTCTCTTAGGGAAGGTATTACGGCGGCGAAAGGCAGAAATGTGAAAGCGATCACGGCATTGCTGGACGTGGACACGCTGAAAAAGTCAAAAAACCAGAAAGAGGATATCGCGGCGGCACTGAAAGAATTGTCAGAAGCCGCGGACAGCAAGATGCTTTTTGGTGAGGCAGAGCCGCAGGTGCAGAAGCAGGGGAACATTATCGGAGCCGTATCTGGTGGCGGGGTAGATGCCGCGGACGCAAGAATGCGTGCGGTTATGGGACTTCCGCCAACGCCGAACACAGAGCAGAAATAAGGAGGAAAGACAATGCCGAACACAATTGCTTTAGCAAAAAATTACATTAACAACCTCGATGAGGTGTACCGCCTGGCATCGGTAACATCGGATCTGACGTCTGATCCGACAATGTCGAAGGCTGGCGCGAACGCAAACGAGATCGTTTATCCGCAGATCAGTGTAAGCGGACTTGGCGATTACGACCGAAATAGTGGATACACCACTGGCGCGGTAGATCTTAAGTGGAAAACAGCAACATTCAATTATGACCGTGGTACAAGGATTTCTGTAGACGTCATGGACAACGAGGAATCCCGTAACCTTGCATTTGGTATGGCGGGAGCCACACTGATGCGTGAAAAAGCAGCACCGGAAGCGGATGCGTTCGCTTTTGCAACACTGGCAGCGCTCGACGGTATTTCCAAGGCAACTGGTACGATCGCAGACGCATCCCAGTTTTTGGACGCGTTGCTGACAGCGTGGAGCAAAATGGACGAGGATGAGGTGCCGCAGGAACAGCGTATTTTATATGCTACGGCAACCCTGCTTAACAGCGTGATGGCTTTGGATACCACAAAGTCACGTGAAATTCTTGGAAAGTTCGCGGTGAAGAAAGCAGTTCCGCAGGCGAGATTCTACACTGCAATCGAAATGCTTGACGGTAAGAGTTCGGGCGAGGAACTGGGACACTACAAAAAGGCGACATCTGCGGCAGATATCAACTTCATGATTATCCATAAGCCTGCAGTCATCAAGTTCGATAAGCATATTGCGAGCAATATCATTCCGGCGGAAGCGAACCCGGATGCAGATGCGGACATTATCAAGTACCGCAAGTATGGTCTGGTAGAAGCCTACGCAAACAAGCGCGCCGGTATCTACCTCAACAGCAAGGCATAGGAGGTGAGCGCATGAGATTGGTAGGAGTAGGAGCGGAGATGCCTGCTGATAAAAAGGCAGACACAAAGTTGAAAAAGGAACTGAAAGAGCTTAAGGCGGAGAACGAAGCTTTAAAGGCAGAGAATGAGCAGCTTAAGGCGGAGAATGAAGCTTTAAAGGCAGAAAAATAGGAAGGGTGGGAGTTGTAATTGGATCATTATATTGATTGGGAGTATTACAGCTCCCATTTTCCGAAGCTGACAGAGGAAGAATTCGATGTGGCACTTGCCGGAGCAGAAGCAAAAGTGGATGTTTTAACACATTTCCGCGCACAGACAGCCACAGGCTATAAGCTTGAGCAGGTGAAAGCGGCGGTTGCGAACTTAATCAATGCTATGGCGGATCAGAACAGCGTGGGCGCCGGATCTGGCGTGGCGTCGGTCAGCAATGATGGGTATTCCGAAAGTTACTCGAACGTGACAAAGGAGCAGGCAGATGCGGAGCTCCGCAGTGTATGCTTCCAGTGGCTTTCCGGTACAGGGCTGATGGGGTGCTTATGATGGGGATATTTACGGATACCGTCACGGTTTACAACCATCTGCCGGATGACCGGTATCAGCGAACAGTGGTTAAAGGTGTGATGGTAACCGGAAAGTCGGTAAAAACCGTGACTGCGGATGGAAAAGTGAATCTCGCGGCGACGGTGAATATCACGCTCCCGGAATCGGCGGTGTGCGAGAGAAAATACCTTCCGAAGCATGAATTCCGAAAACTGCCTGATACAGAGGGTTACTGGACGCTGGATGATGCCGGAAATCTGGACGTAATTGTGCGGGGCGAGGTTGCTGCCGAGATCACGGATGAGTACCGGATCAAGCATCTCCGAGCAGATTATGACTGTGTGACAGTTGCAGAGGTGTCCGACAACCGGAACAAGCCCCGTCTGAAACATATAAAGGTGGTGTGTAAGTAATGGGAGAGCCATTTACCTTTACGCTGAAATCAGTACACATGAAGAAAGCGGAAATCATTGAAAAAAGAGGGCTTGAACACAGCGGAAGGGTTCAACAGTATATAGATGCAGAGGTGTTGAAAAAATGTCAACCGTATGTTCCGATGGATACTGGGGAATTGATCCGAAGCGGTATACGCAACACAAAGATCGGGAGCGGCGAGGTAATTTATGATACACCATATGCAAGGCATTGGTATTATATCAACGCCCAGTTTCAGGGAGCAGACCAAAGAGGAAGGCTCTGGTTTGAACGCATGAAGCAGGACGGCGGGAAAGATGCTATTCTGCGTGGTGTAAAGCGCATGACAGGAGCGAAATAGTATGACAGTAAGTAAAGCAATTACGGAGTGGCTTAAGGGCTACGATATGTGCGTTGTCAGAGTTGACACGGATCAGGTTGGCGAGGGTACGGATAGTCTTGGTATATTTAAGTCTCCGACCAGAGAGAGAACCGATTTTCTGGAATCATCTTATCAGATCACAGAGTGGTATCAGCTGTTCGTGGTGAGAGAGGGGCAGGAAAACCGTGACAGGGAGGACAATGACGAGTGGTTGGAAAATTTTGCGTACTGGGTGGACGATTGCCAGTACACGAAGGAACTGCCCAAGCTGGATAACCACCGTACTTGTGAAGACATCGAACTGGCTGGCACGCCGTATATGTTTGAAGCAAAAGAAAATAACACAGTGCTGTACCAGGTAACACTTAAGATAACGTATACAAGGGAAAGAGAGGTAGAAGACGAATGGTAAGAAAACATTTGATCGGGCTGTTTCTGAATGGCGGAACATCCGAGAAGCCGGACTGGGTGCGGGTCAAGAAAGCAACACAGCTTACGCTGGCCATGAACCCGGAGACGGAAGATTATGATTACATCGCGGACGAGGTGCCGACAACGGAGTTAAAGCGGTACAAGCCAAGCATTGACGAGGATCTCACGATGTACAAGGGTGAGAAAGATTATGAGATGATCTGGCCGTATTTCTACGAGATGCGCACCGGATCAGATGCACACGTGGAATGCATGGTGGTGTTCATGCAGGAACCGGCGGAAGGTGGCGGCTATTTGGCATGGAAGACGGATGCCGTGCTTTCCGTGCAGGATCTCAACGCCGTAGACAGCAAGCTGGACTTCCAGGTACTGTTTGGCGGAGAAGTGGCAAAGGGAACCGCGACAAAATCCGGTGATGTGATTTCTTTCGCAGAAAAAACGACACAGGCGGCAGAATCAGCAACAAAATCAGCAAAAACGGCTTAAGGAGGTAACGTACGATGCAGTATGTTGTAAAACACAATGGAGCAACTTATATTCTTCCCACCTTTACCCGCGGGATGAAGAAAAAGATTGATGAAGTGAATGAGAGAATCGCCAACCCGGAAAATCCGGTGGATGATCGCGTAGATGCGCTGTATGGATTTGTTACAGATACGCTCGGCGAGGAGAACGTAGCCAAAGCACTTGGCAGCACAGATCTGGATGAGATTGATCTGAACGATCTGAATGTTTTGTATATCCGCATCACGCACGAGTATGACCGTCCGGTAAGAGAAGCAAACAAACCGGAACTTGATGCAGACACCAGAAAGGCACTGGCGGAAATCGGATCTCTGGCGAAGAATGCAGAATCCATTCAGCGCGTCATGGCAATGCAGAAGAAATGATCGATCTGATAACGAAAGGCTTACCGGACACCGTGACCATCGGCGGTGAGCCTTTTTTGATCGAGACAGATTTCCGGCCGTGGATGCGGTTTTGCGACGAGTTTGAAATGTGGGATCAGAAGCAGAGCCTTAACGTGAGTTATTTGTTTGCCGACGAGATCCCGCACATCAGCACGGCAGAGGATATGCAGGCAATCATCGGCTTTGCGTATCCGCCTGCTACTGTGCCGAAGAGCGGCGGCGGAGATGGAAGCAGGGTATTAGATTACCGGATCGATGCGGATTATATTTACAGTGCATTTTTGCAACAGTACGGCATCGATCTGACAGAAACAGGGATGCACTGGCATAAGTTCCGGGCTTTGCTTAATGGACTTAGCGGTGCGACAAAGTTACATGAGATTATCGGATATCGCTGTTATAGCGGTGATGACAAGGAGTATAAGAGATTGCGCGAGATGTGGGCGCTTCCGGTTAAATTATCGGCGGCGGACGTGCAAACCGTGCAGGATTTTGAAGCGTATTTTGAGTAGGGCATGAGAGCCAGAGACACGATCCAGAGCCACCCGTGACAGGTGGTGAGGATTATGTCAGATGGCAAGCTGCTATTTGAAACATCGTTAGATACAAAAGGATTTACAACAGGGCTTGATACGGTCAAAAAGACGGCTACGAGTGCTTTTAGCGTGTCCACGAAAGCGGTTACCGCTATAACCGGAGCAATGGCGGCTGGGCTGACTGCGGCAACGACACAGTCCGTAAAGGCATATGCTGACTATGAGCAGCTTGTGGGCGGCGTGGAGACCCTGTTCAAGGAATCTGAAAGCACGGTGCTAGAATATGCCAATATAGCATATAAGACAGCGGGGCTTTCCGCTAATGCTTATATGGACACCGTCACGAGCTTTTCGGCGTCGCTTTTACAGAGTCTTGATGGAGATACGGCGGCGGCAGCCACAAAAGCAGATAGAGCAATCACGGATATGGCGGATAATGCCAATAAAATGGGCACAAATATGCGTGATATCCAGAATGCATATCAGGGCTTTGCAAAGCAGAACTACACCATGCTTGACAACCTCAAACTTGGGTATGGCGGAACCAAGGAAGAGATGGAGCGCCTGATTGCGACAGCCAATGAGATCAATGCGCAGCAGGGGATTGCGACTAGCTACAGTATTGATAGTTTTGCTGATATTGTGGATGCGATCCATGTTGTACAGGAAAATCTTGACATAACCGGAACGACCGCAAAGGAAGCGTCCACTACAATCCAGGGCAGTATAGCATCGCTCGGGGCGGCATGGGAAAACTTTCTGACGGGTATGGCAGATCCAGACCAGGACTTCGATACTTTGCTGAACAATCTGATTGATTCGGCGCTGACCGCCGCAGACAATCTTATACCGCGCATTGTAGAGACAACGCCCCGGTTGGTAGATGGTCTGTCCCAGATTGCAACAAATTTATCCGGATATCTGCCGGGAATTTTGCAAGAATTGTTACCGTCCATTCTCGATGGGACACAGGCGCTGCTTGATTCGGTGTCCGCGGCGCTTCCGGATCTGATCGGCATGGCGGTTGATATTGCTCCGCAGATGATTGATTTCGCGGTGCAGCTGATTGGAGCACTTGCGCAGGGGATTATTGATAATCTGCCGCAGCTTCTGACCGCCGCGGAGGAGATCGCAGATACGATTCTGGATGGCATCGGGGACTTGTGTCCGGCACTTGATCCGATCACGGATGCAATAAAGGTATTGCTGGATAATCTTGATAAGATAATTCCGGTAGTTATATCGCTGACAGCGGCGTTTGTGGCGTGGAAAATAGCAATTTCTATCGTAGGGCTAATCAATGGCGTTAAAGCAGCAATGGAAGGATTGACTCTTGCAGAGAAAGCTGCTGAACTGGCGCAGAAATTGTTAAATGCCACCATGCTTGCAAATCCATTTGTTTTGATTGTAACGCTGATAGCTGGTCTTGTTGCAGCTTTTATTTATTTTTGGAACACCAGCGACAGCTTCCGGCAGTTCTGGATCGACCTGTGGGAGAAAATCCGGTCTGCCACATCAGATGTGATCGATGCGATTGTTGGATTTTTTACCGAGACGATTCCGAACGCCGTTGATGGCTTTGTAGATTTTATCAAAAATAACTGGCAGACGCTTTTGATGCTGCTCAATCCAGCCACGCTGTTAGCTGGGATTTTCAAGTTGGTTTATGACAACTGCGACGCCTTCCGCGAATTTGTGGATGGATTTATCGAGAATATAAAAAATGCCGTTACGAATGCATGGGATTCGCTTGTTCAGTGGGTGTCGGAACTTCCGGAAACGATCATGTATTGGCTCGGGTTTATTCTCACCTCTCTCATTTTGTGGGGACAGGATCTGATAAACTGGGCGACAACCGCAATACCGGAATTTGCCGAAACGATTGTGACATTTTTTTCTGAACTCCCGGAAAAGATCGCGGCGTTTTTTGGAAAGATTCTTGCAGATCTTGCGGTATGGGCAAGTAATATGGTTGCGAAAGCGGTTGAGACCGGAACAAATTTCCGTGATTCAATCGTGACATTTTTCAGCCAGTTGCCAGAACGGATAGCGACATTACTTGGAAAAGTGATTGGTCGGATTTTATCGTTCGCCGCCAAAATGCGGGAAAGGGCATTAGATGCAGGAAAGGGGTTCTTTGACAACATTGTAGCAGCTCTGAAAGATCTGCCATCAAGGATGAGTGAAATCGGTAAGCATATCGTTGATGGTATCTGGACAGGCATCAGTGGTGGATGGGATTGGCTGACGGGGCAGGTTAAAAACCTGGCAAACAGCTTGTTCCAAGGTGCGAAAGATGCACTTGAAATTCACTCACCGTCGAAAAAGTTTAAGTGGCTCGGTGAGATGTGCGTAGAGGGTATGGATGCACCACTGGCTGATTACAACCCGTATGAGACGCTGAAAGATTCGATGGATGCTGGCGTGATCCGACCGGAGCTGTTTGCAGGAGCAGCCGTTACACAACCGGGGGATGCGGTACGAAATACGGCGGGGGCGTTGACCGGCGGAGCGGCGTCATCAACTGTAAGTGGAGAAACCATCGACTATGAGCAGATGGGCGCAGTGTTCAGGCAGTCCGTAGATGGTATGACGGTTTCGATGGACGGCAGACCGGTAGGAAAGGTTATCGCGCCTTATGTGAATGATGAAATCGGGAAAATTAACGGGAGGAGGACGTGATTGATGCGAAAGTTTGGACTGACAATCGATGGAAAGCACACGACAGAATATGGCCTTAAGATGCTGTCCATGTACATCCCCCAACCGGCGGTCAAGACAAATTTGATTTCCGCACCGGGAGCGTCCGGCAGCATTGATCTGTCGGAAGTGAGTGGTCAGAGGTGTTACGAGAATCGTAGCGGCTTGAAATTTGAATTTGTGCTGATGGAACCCAGCTATGACCTGTGGGCGAAAGCAATGACGGAAATCGCCATGCAGATCCACGGCCGGAAAGTAAAAGTAATCCCGGATAACGATCTCGGATTTTATTATATGTGCCGTCTGGGAGTCGACGGGAAGAAAAGCAATAATATTGCGGCATCGATCACATTGAGCGGCACGGCAGAGCCTTTCAAGTATGACTTGACGGCGAGTGATGATGACTGGTTGTGGGATCCGTTCAATTTTGAGACCGGAATAATCCGCGAATTGGCAGGAATAACGGTCAGCAATGGTAAAAGCGTTACGGTTACCGGCGGTGGAATGCCGACGGTGCCGGAGTTTGTAGTGACCGAGAGTGCAAGCCTTGCGGTTACCTATAATGGAAAAAGTCATAACATGCTGCTTCCCGGCACGTATCGTTTCCCGGCAATTAAGATTGGGGCGGATGACGTAACATTGCAGTTTACCGGCAGCGGTAAGCTGTCTATCAGATATCGAGGTGCTTACTTATGATTTATGAAGTTTTACTTGATGGAAAAACATTATATTATCCGGGAGACCTACAGTGTGCAGTAACTAATGCAAAGCTGGAGCAGGCGCTGAATGACTCTGGTACATTCGAGTGTGACGTTCTGGCGTCGAATCCGCTTTATAACGCCATTGAGAATCGGCGCAGCATGTTGCAGATCCTTAAGGATGGACGCGAGATCTTTTATGGAGAGGTGCGCGAGTCGGAAGAGAGCCTTGATATGGTAAAGCAGGTCTATGCCGTCGGGGAGTTAGCTTTTTTGTATGATTCTATTCAGCCGCAGGGGCGGTATCAGGATCAGACTCCTCTACAGTTTTTTACCACGCTTATCAATAACCACAACGCGCAGGTGGAGGAAAAGAAACGGTTTGAGGTCGGTGTGGTAACGGTGAAAGATCCGAACGATAACATATATCGCTACACGAATTACGAAGATACGCTTACCTGCCTGCGTGATAAGTTATGCGACCGGCTGGGCGGTTATCTGCGGGTGCGTAAGGCGGACGGCAAGCGGTATCTGGATCTGGTTACTTTGCAGGATTATGGCACGACCTGCGAACAGCCGATTGAATTTGGAGAGAATCTGCTGGATTATGCCTGCAATGCCTCCGGCGCAGATATCGTAACAGCTGTGATACCGCTAGGCACGCGGCTCGATAAAAGCCCGGTTGAAGGATTGGATGCGTACCTTGACATCAAGGATGTGAATAACGGAGCTGACTATGTTTATCTTCCGGCGGCGGTGCAGAAATTTGGATGGATCAAAAAGGTTGTGCACTGGGATGATGTGACTGTGCCATCCAACCTTAAGAAAAAAGCGGAGGACTGGCTCAAAGAAAACCAGTATGAATTATTAACGCTGGAAGTCAATGCATTGGATCTGTCGATGATGGACAGCGATATAGATTCGTTTGACCTTGGGGATTCAGTCAATGCGCTTGCGGAGCCTTACGGCATGGATGCATGGTTCCCGGTGCAGAAGATGACAACCTATCTGCAGGAGCCGGAGAAAAACAAACTCACTTTAAGCAACACTCTAAAAAAGTCGTATACCCAGCAGATGGCAAGCCTTACAAACGAACTCGATGAAAAGATCCCGCAGCAGAGTGCTTTACTCCAGCAGGCAAAAGATAATGCATCACAACTGATACAGACCGCCACCAATGGATATATTGTGCTTAACATGGATGACAAGGGAAATCCCAAGGAATTGCTTATCATGGACACCAAAGATATTGACACTGCACAGAAAGTGTGGCGGTGGAATATCAATGGATTGGGATACTCGCACACAGGATATAACGGAGAGTATGGATTGGCCTTGACAATGGATGGCAGTATTGTGGCTGATTTTGTAACAGCGGGCACGATGTACGCTGACCGGATCAAGGGCGGCACGCTGACGCTTGGCGGCCATAGCAATGACAACGGCGTCATGCAGGTGCGGGACGCGCAGGGTAATGTACATACCATGATTGATGTGAGCGGGCTTGCTACAAACAACATCAAGGTGACTGGCGGCACGCTCAATATAAACGATAATTTTATCGTAGACGCAGAAGGCCATATGTATGCTGTTGATGGTACTTTTAAGGGCACAATCGAGAGCAGTTCTGCCAAAATAACAGGCGGATATGTACATATCGAAGCGGCAGAGAGCACGGATAACTTGATTGAACTGAAACGGGAGGGGACTCTCGTGCAGATGGGAACGGATGGTTTGAAGTCAGCAGCAGATGCGAGAGAACTCACGGCAAGTTACTCTGCTGTGGCGGTGCGTGACACGTCGGCAAACACCATAGCGCAAATGCTCTCAAGTGGAAAAGGAATCTCGTCCTACGGCTGGGAATCCTATTCGGACAAGCGTCTAAAGCATGGCATAGAATCACTTGATCTGGAAAAGAGTGCTGCGCTTATACAGTCCCTGCGCCCGTGCCGGTTTATTTATAACTATGATAAAAATGGACATTATAGGCATGGCTTGATTGCACAGGAAGTGCTGGCGGCTGTTGGGGATGAGGATTGGGCGATTTGCTCGGAGTATCCGGATCAGGACGGGAAAACATACTATGCGCTTGACAAAACAGAGTTGATCGCGGATCTGATAGCAGCTGTGCAGCACTTAAATGACAGAGTTGACGCGCTGGAAGCGCAGAAAGGAGATTAAATGTCAAATATACAGGGATATTTACAGAAAATTATGCAGGCGGTGTATGGAAAGGATGTACGTCAGTCTATCCACGACGCTATTGAGGCTGTTGACAGTGTGGCAGATACAGCCAAGGATAGTGCGACAGCAAGTGCAAAAAAGGCGGAGATAATGGCAGATAATGCGGGAAAATATGCAGATGAAGCGCAGGTGTGTGTGGTTGCAGTGACGGCATCTGAAACGAATGCTAAGGCATCAGAGGCAGCAGCAAAAGCGAGCGAAGATGAAGCAAAAGCATCGGAGAGCAATGCTAAGGTATCCCAAACAGCGGCGGAAGATGCAAAGAAAGCGGCAGCAACATCTGAAACCAATGCAAAAGCCAGTGAAGTTTCCGCCAGTGAATCAGCTGCCACAGCCACGGAGAAAGCCACATCTGCGAGTGAATCAGCGGATATAGCTACAGAAAAAGCAGACATTGCTACACAGAAAGCATCTGAAATTATTGGAAAGGCAGAATCCGCGGCGGCAAGCGCAACCAAGGCGGAAAGCTATGCCGTTGGCGGTACCGGGAGCCGGGAGGGAGAGGATACCGATAACGCACAGTACTATTACGAGCAGATAAAGCGTGTATCGCAGGGGCTGAATGGGATCATACCGATGGGAACGGTTGCATTTGCAGATCTTCCGGCATCCGGCATGGAAAACGGATGGATGTACAACATCAGTGATGATTTTACCTCAGACGACCGGTTTAATGACGGTGGTGGTATCTATTATGGTAAGGGTAACAACGTCATCTGGACATCCGAAGGGAAATGGGATGTAACAGCTGGGTCTGGTGTGACTGGGATCAAAGGGAACAAGGAGAAAACCTATCGGCAGGGCAATGTTAATCTCACGCCGGAAGATATCGGCGCAGTGGCGGAAGATGGAGATGCATCAGATACAACCGTTGCTTTTGCAAGCAGTGACACGCCGGATGCCGATGCAAGCGCTTGGACAAGCGTTGCTACACTGATAAGCGGCGAAAAGCACGCTTCGCTTTTTGCAAAGGTATCGCAGATGTTTAAAAACATTCGGTACTTGTATAAGATACTTGGAAGCACCGACATATCCTCTATTGGTGGCGGAACGGTAACAGGGGCGATCTCGTCGCAAAACAAAGCTTTAACGCAGTTAAATAATTACAATAGCGGATTACTTACACATGTTGATGGCACGAAAAACAATATAACTATACCGGGCAAGGGCGGTGAAGGCACTGTCGGACAAATAACCCTTGACAAAGGTATTTGGCTCATGTGCGTTGAGGGCTGGAACATGAGCGGCAATCTTGGTTATTATTCAATGCGCGAAATGATGACATCAACTGTAGCTACTAGTAATACCCATAGATCTTACGGGGTATCAATGACATGTGTTGCCGTTATTAACAGCAAAGAAACTATACCATTAAGGTATACAAACTGGGGAGACACTGCTGTTGCTTTTTCGTCTGCGGATCAGCCAGGTATTTATGCTTACAAGCTACAAAACATTTAATACAGTACACAGTACAGCAAAAACCGTGGTCAGCGTGCCATTGTATTCACTATTATTCAACACCGATCGTAAAGCAGCCACTGTTAAACGTAACTGAAAGAGCACCTTGGCACAAACACTGATAAGACAGGGTTTATACTTATTATAAAGAAAGAGAGGAAATGATATGGAATCAATCATCACAGCACTTATAACAGGCGGACTGACGCTGATCGGCACTGTAATGACGGTCAGCAGTGGTCAGAAAAAGACGGACCACAAACTTGAGATGGCGCAGGCGGTTACGGACTGCAAGTTGGACGAGCTCACCCGTGAGGTAAGGATGCACAACAACTTTGCACAGCGGGTGCCGGTCATCGAGGAGCAGGTAAAAGTTATCAATCACCGCATTGCGGACTTAGAGGAGGGAAAGTAGTATGTTGAAAAATTGTGTACTCAGAGTATCAGTAGACACGCAGAAATGGGCGAAAGCCGCGGGCATCAGAGCGCTTAAGACGATGGCGCAGACTGCGGTTGCAGTAATCGGTACCGGAGCAGTAATCTCGGCAGTAGATTGGAAGATGGTAGTATCATCCGCGATTGTGGCGGGTGTTGTGTCGCTGCTCACGTCTGTTGCAGGAATTCCGGAAGTGGAGGGATAATTTATGGCGAACAAAAGAATTGGACAGGCAGGACTTGCCCTTATCAAGCAGTATGAGGGATGCAGACTGGCAGCATACCGGTGTGCCGCCGGTGTATGGACCATCGGGTACGGTCACACGGCGGGCGTACATAGTGGTATGAAGATCACACAGATGCAGGCGGACGCATATCTGCGGCAGGACATTGCAAAGTTTGAGGGATACGTCAACAATCCCGCATACGTTCCGATCACGGAGCAGCTCAACCAGAATCAGTTTGATGCGCTGGTCAGCTTTACCTTTAACTTGGGCGCCGGAAATCTCCGGAAGCTTTGCAAAGGCAGAACAGCGGCGCAGATCGCTAGAACTATGCCGAATTATAACAAGGCGGCAGGCAAGGTGCTGGCAGGATTAAGGCGGCGCCGGGCGGCAGAGCAGGCATTGTTTAACAAGCCGGTAA